TAACTGTGGAGGATAAATAGTATTTGTATCTACTGAGAAGTATTTAAATTCTACTCTCTTAGCTTCATCTGTTGAGAATTCTGCAGCGGTATCTTGTTTAATAATAAACCCATCGTTGGGAATAATACTACTAGTCCAAGCTGCTACTACGTTAGTGACGTTTAGGTTTATATCAAATTCACTTCTGTATTGATAAGAAGCACTTTGTGCATAAGCAGAGCTTGTATACCAGTTACCACCTCCAGGGTTAGAGGCGGAGTAAGAAGCTGTAGCTCCTGTTGTTCCGAATGTTGTTGCCCATGCTCCAGAACCAGATGTAGTTCTAAAATTCCAGCTAACTCCATTTTCGGTTGCGGGACTGTCTAGATACTTTCCAGTACCGTTTTGCCAAGAACCTGATATAGGGTAGCAGTAAAGAGTTGTTTCTTGACCTAAACCTTCAACCTTAGCAACAAACACTTTTAAGTTAGCTGCAATTGATCCAGAAGCAATAGTTGATACTACGTTGGTTAATTCTGACTGGTTAAATTTAATCACAAACCTACTTACTGTAGGAACACCTGCAGCACTTTCAGCAGTAGTAGCTTCAATGATTTCGTCAATACCGGAGTTCATATTCGGGTATTCACTATACAGGGTAGCGTCTTTCTCTGGGAAGATTTTATATACTGCCATTTATTATAAATATGAATTAAAGAGAAACTACTCTCCCTTTAATATCCAAGTCTGGGTATTTAACTTCAAAGATCATAGGATCTATAGAAGGGTATAAGGTACCGTTTATAGTTGCTCCACCAGTATCGTAAGAGTATTGACTGTATCCTAAACTTATTCCGGTTTTGTTTACAATATTTACTGACTTAACTGTTTGAATACCTTCTACTTGGTCTAGTAATACAAAGATATCTCTAAGTATAATCGGTTCATTTATTTGCCAGTTATTGATATTAAAAAAGGACTTTAGTGAATTTAGACAATTAGTTAATACTTGCGAACTATTATAGTTAGGAAGTACTACGATTTCAAACTCTAACCCGATATTTATCACGTAAGCATCTTTTATAGCTACAGTATCGTTTAACACTCTGTACTGAGAGAGGTAGGTCTGTAAGTTACGTTTTAGTGCTAAGGTAGCGGTTGTTAAGGTTCCGTCACTATTATAACTTAATACATATAGATCTACAGTAGCGGGAGTTTTATTTATTTCAACATCTTGCGCTTTGACTGTAGTAGCGTAAGCTTTAGAGACTGTTCCGTATTGAGGCGGTATGCTCAATGCTCTTAGTAGATAATCTTCTGTTGTTACAGTTCTCAATTGATTTTGAAATGTTGATAAACTATTTTGTCTAATCTCTTCAATAGAGTCTCCATCTTGACCTCCTGATGCTGCTACCGGGTTTGTTACTGCAACAGAATTAAATATAGTCTGGGTTGTAGAATCGTTTGGAAGATTTGCATTCTTAAATCTGATTGTTGCACCGCTAACCACTGTTAGATTATTTTGTGGTACGTTTGAAGCTACTCCACCTCCTGTTAAGTATCTAACTGTTAAGGTTGTATTAGAGGGAGCAATTCCGTATGTGTTTGTAAATATAAAGTTTGTGGGTGAGTACGCAGCCGTTAGTTTATCTTTTTCAAAAGGCAACCCTAGACCTACGTTGTTTGGGTTTGGTGTAATCTCCTCATCGGTATCACTAGAGGTACCTGCTCCGAATTGTAGCTGTAGTGTTCTTTCATTTAAAAGTCTTATAGCAAATCTTCTCTGCACTTGTTTTGTTTGTAGTAGGTACGGTACATTAGAGTCTGTTGAGTAGTTAGGATCGTTAGTATTTGTATTCTTAATAGAATCGTAAACACTATCTTGAGCTAAGTGAGATACTTCATACCAAGTATTACCGTCTGAGTCGACTATGTCTAGAATACCGATAATGTTATCGGCGGTTATGCTGACGGTGCTAAATTGCTGGGGGGTGGTAAATGTAAATGATGTCGAATTTATAGTTGCTGATATAGCATTAACACTCTTTTTAACTAAGAATGACTGTGGGGTGTTACCTTGAATTTGATACACTACAACTTCAGTCGGTGATAAACTACTAGAAAATCCAAAATCAACTTTATCCTGTGTTAAGAAAGAGACGTTATTGTTTGCAGAAGATTTAATCACAGCTTGAGGTTCTATTTCTAAAAGGTAGTTATAATCAGGAGCTCCTGCCACTGCTGGTAGTTGTTGGTAGAAATCCAAGGTGACTGTTGCTGCAGCGGTTGCTTTAGGTTTGTAACCTAACAAATATGCTAATTCATAAAGATTTGTTGTCTGTCTTGCATACTGTATAAATGTTTCTTGTACTTGATTATCAAGGTAGAAAGAGAGGACATCTCCTACATAGGAAGCCATCTCCATAAACATCATCCCAGGGGACGAGGGTGTAAAGTCGTTGTAGGTTGTTGGGAAGTATGTTTTTGAAAAATCAATAAGTCGATTTTTAAAATCATCGAAATCCCTGTTAATGTATTTTATATCTCTCTTGGAAGCCATTTTATATAGTTATTTGGATAGTATCTGAGATTTGAAAACTCGGCACTGTATAACTTAATTCTATCTTTAAGATATTTAGATCTTCGTTTCCGAACACCTCTAAAGATGTTATAACTACAGTGGGGAAATAGGTTTTGATATCAGATTGAATTTTCTGTTTTAGTAAATCAAAATTCCCTATAGTAAGTTGTTCAAAAACTTGAGAAGTTAAACCAGCTCCATAAAGAGGGTCCATATATCTTTCCCCAGGATTAGTCATGAGGTAGTTTAAGATATTTGATTTTAACTGATCTTGTGTAGTATATGTAGATGAAAATACATACGGTTCTGAAAAAGGAAGTCTAACCCCTACAGCAACTCTAGGTTTAGTATCAATAGGGTATTTATTTGCAATCCTTAATGCCATTATTTCTTATTCATAAGACCCATAATCTGGTCTAAGTTAACCTCACCAGGTGGTAATGAAGATCCTTCTCCGGCTGTGTTTGCACTTACAGGCGGTCTATATCCAGGTTGAGCCCCGAAGCCTATAGCATCATTAGAATTCATTGAGATGTTTCCGTTTCTTGATTCCATCATTCCACCTAGTAACTCTTTATATTTATCTCTAGCGTTGATAGAGGGGGCAGTTGGCGTACCTGCTAAAGTTTGAACTGGTTGAGCATAGCTTTCTTGAATAACTGTCTTGGGAGCACGTACTGCTTCTAACAGGATATCTTTCATTTCTTCCTGGATAGCTTCCTTTACAGCTTCTTTGATGAGTTTTTTAAATAGTTTGGTATCCATCTTTTATAAATATTTATTAATTGGCTTTTAGATTTTCTGTATCAATTCTGAATTTTAATTCTGAGATAAGTAAGTCTCCTTTGGTTGTAAAAGAATACGGAGTTGTAAGTAGAGTTATACCTTGGTTGTTTTTTGCAACCCCTCTAATTTGAATCACAGTATCAGAGTATGGTTTTGATTCAATATCTAGTAAGAACCCTCTATATAGCTGTGATTCAGCAGTTTTAGTTATGTTATTTATAGCAACTAAGTTTATAGTCTCTTCTGATACTTGTGTTAGCGGATTGGACTGACATTTACTTAATACTTGATCTATAACTTGAATAATAGTTAGTACTGTGTTTAGTATAGCGGAAGCTTGAGTTAGGTATTGCTCTCCTTGAGATACTGTCTGTTTTACTTTTTCTAGCTTAGGGTTACCTTCTAAATCGAAAGTTAAAGTTAGTCTTAGACTTTCAACATCTGATAAGATAGAAGCGATAGATCCAGGGAGTACGGGGATTGCTTTAGCTCCGATTGATGTTGTTGTCCTGATTAGTGCTAGAGCTTTCACTATTGATATTTGACCGTTAAGTAAGTCTGATAGAATGCTTAGACTTCTCTGGGTTATGGTTAGGTATTTACTTAGTATATTCAACTGTTCTACAATAGTATTCCTAACTGTATATACTTGTTGTAGTGTAGTTTGATCAGGACATAGATCCGGTAGAGTTGGATTTGGTGATGTTACATTACTAATGCCGAGTTGATCTGCTAACTTAGTGAGGTTAGGGAGTGCTCTGCTTGAAAAGGATACTGCTTTAGATATTACTAGTTCGTTTAATCTCTGCTGACCTTTGCTCACTATTGGCGGCGTAGTTCGTGTCAAGGTGTCTACGATACTCTTCTGTATAGAGAGGTCAGTTGCAGCTTGATCTTCTAGCTGCTTTGTTTGCTGCCGTCTTTTTTGACTCTGTTCAAACGTTTCTAAAGTAGCCATTAGGTTGTGAATACGTCGTTAGATTCTATAAAGTTAGTATTTAACTTTGTAATAAAGCTTTGATTCTGTACAGCGAATTCCTGTAAGGATAATATAGGACCTGCTCCGTTTGCTGCGCTGGTGCAAGCTAGTGTTAGTTTTTGAAATAATTGAATTATATCTTGAAATAATTCGACTACTCTATCTCCTTTAGCGACTGGGTGTAGTAGTGTGGTATCTGAAGATCCTAATTGTATTAAACTTGATTGAATAGTAGTTGAATTTACATCTACGTTGAATCCTGCTGCACTAATATGTATACTGTTTGCAGCAGTTAATAGTAAGTTATCTTCCTTAGCGACAAAGACTAATCTACCAGAATCTATAAGAATTTGATTTTTTGTATACTCTTTAGGTTCAGTAGGTGGGTTTATATTAAAACTGTTAGTCTTAAAGTTGATAGTAGTTACTGGGATCTTCTGAGTTGATGTTAAGTATATAGATCCTTGATCTGCACTAATATCTTCTGAGAGAGGTATCCAAGGTTCTAAGTTTGAAGAGAATTGACCGTTTCTTAAAATAACGATCGGATCACCCTCGGTGCCGACGCTTGACCAGGTATTTTCTAAAGTACTTCTATTAGTTGACCCTAACCTTATTGAATTACCCCACCTTCCCTCTACTATCATGTCTCCAGCAAAAGGTGGTATTGGTCTAATATCTACCCTTTCTTGAAATCCATTATCAAATTTTATCTCTGTAGAACCGTCGGTAACTCTTCTAACTGAACCGGCGCCGACTTGTAGATAATCTTTCTTTTGAGAGGGTTGTAACCCTTGCCCTAAGTATACTTCTTGAGGGATTGCGTTATGGTGATTACTTGACCATATATTGGTTGCAGGTAAGTAGTAGTATTTGTAAGCGTTTGTATTTGTATTTATGGATGTATCTGGGCTTATTATTAACGATACAATTTCATTTTTTACCGGGTAGTTTTTTAGGTTAGCTAGCAAAGGTAATGCAAATAATCTTCCTTCAAGGTTATCTCCTGGCAGTGGTGTCTCTACGAATTCAAAAACAATACCGCCAATACTTGCCCACTCCCCGTTCGCATTAAAGATCTCAGGGTAAGTTGTGTCATCTAAGACTGTTGCAAGCACTCTAGCAGGGACAACTCTCATTACTTATCTTCTTTAATGTTGATAATCTCTTTCATTAACTGCTCTCTCTCCTCATCAGAGATTCCGAATGAGTCTGTGGCAGAGTCTTGATTTTGGAAGATACGTTGGATGATGGTTGCAACCTTTACAAGTTGGTCATCATTCTTAACTCCGATCTCTAAATACTCCTTAATCAAGGGTACGATTAAGGTAGCATCACCGGTATCTTCAATTAAAGGACGTAACTCAGAAATAAGAGTTGAAATCTGCTTCTCCTTCTTTTTTTGATTGTCGTAAATCTCTTCTAGAAGGTCTGCGAATTTCTTATTTTTGAATATTAATTTATCTAAACTCATAAGTAGTCTATTTTTTATAAATAGAAAGTAGTACAGTTTAGAAGTTTGCGTATCCGTTCTCTATATAGAATGCATAGTGTTTCTTATAGAGATCTCCTAATTCACTTGCTACTTTTGTGATTCTAGGTGTTTTAATATCGATAATCTCTCTGATGTAGATATAAAGAGCTTTCTTATTAAAGATTGTAATGTGCTCTCTTTTTCTGAAGAGTTCAAGAATGGCGTCGGCAATTTGAGCATCCTCATCCTTAGGAAACAGTTCGTATATATTATCCGTACAATGCTCTACATACAGGTCTAAGAATTCGGATACTTGATCTACCGGGTGGTAAGTCTCAGCATCAGCTTGTGTTCCATTAATATCTAAAACGTCTCCGTGAACATACTCACCATCTTCCTGTTCGATGTTTAGATTATCAAGAGAAAGTAATTCCATTCTCTTCTTATAATTCTTTTGGTTAGAAGCAATCAAGTACCTTTTTGCAATCGTTCCGAAATACGAATACGCTTTTGCTCCATTCTCAGGATTAAAGCGGTCAAGTTTTGTGAGTAGAAAAGTGATTACTTCATGCTGAAGGTCTTCTAGGTTAGTTTCTTCAGTATAGTAGAACTTGAAAGTATGTATTAAGTTTTGTGTTAATTTAAAAAGAGCGTAGTGTATCTCCTCTCTGTAGATCTTATTTCTCTCTGCATAATCTTCTGTGTGGACATATTTGATTATAGCGAGCTCAGTATCGTGAGTGAAATAATTCTTATTCTTCTTTTCCTCCATTATCTAATTTAAAGTTATTTAATCGTTCTTGAATAACCTTAATTTGTTCGAAGAACCAGCCAATCTCGTCATCACTTTGGAAGGTACCTTTAGCATCAATCTTTTCTAATCTCTCACTACTGTGTTCAATAATCTTAGATAGTTGATCCATGTAGATGAGGTAAGATGCTAAGATGTCTTCTTGCTTCTCATTCTTCTTGAGAAGGTTGTAAGTTGTGTAACCCAAAACACAAACTGCGATGACGAGAGAGGTGATTAGTACTACCATTAGTCGTTGAAGAAATTAGACATTGCATTTTTCAATCCATCACTCTGAATATTAGAAAGAGCTTTGTTTTTAGCTGCTTGCTGATAAGTAGTTGGATTCTTGTCTGTAGTCTCTTTCGAGATTGAGAACTGTTTTGACTTTGGCTGTTCTACTGGATTGACTGTTAGTTCAACGACTGAAGCCATAAAGTCTGCTTGATGTAAAATGTAAGCAATTGCTGACCGAGGTCTACTTTCTGGCATTCTGGAAATGAGGTAAGCTTTATTTGACTCTTCATAAAGACCATCGTGGGTTCTGATAGCAATCATTTCATTTAAGGAATATTTAATTCCTGCTTCTTGTAATAAGAATAATGAACGATCCGGAATAGTCATAAAAGCAACTTCAGTATTATAGGAGTAAATCTCTCCTAAGTTCTTCTTTCTCCACTCATCTTTTCCAGGTAAGTATAAATCTTGAGTTGCATCACCCACCTTACCTAAATCGTGATTCATAGCAGAGAATACCAACTCTTCAATAGTGAAGGTAGTCATATCACAACCAAACTTTTCCCAAAGCTTTGCAAAATGTAAAGAGGCTTTGATAACACGATTAACATGCTCAATATAACCTCCAGGGAAACAATTGTGGTACTTAGTAGTATGAGCTGCCGGCATTAAGATAAATCTATCTACCCGGTCCTCGTAAAATTTACGAAGATCTTCTTTTCTTGGGGAAGAAATATATTTGTCAATATACCCTAGAAACTCTTCCCAATTTGATTGGATTTGTTCTGCTGTCAAATTCATACTATAAAGATAATTACCTTTGGCCGGAAAAGCCACCTACTTCGTTAGAAGTTCTAGGTTCCATTTCAACATACTGTTTGATTTGTTCGAGCTGCTGTTCTGCTCTATCAATAGTATCTAAATAAGATTTAATTGGTTCTTGTCTTTGAACAACCTGTCTTAATACCTTCAAAGTACTTTCTAATACTTCTACTTTGTTAATTACTTGATCTCTATATCTCATATTATTATATCCCTTTTATCATTAATCTCTATACTCATACCCCTTATATCTCTCCCCTTACCTCTTTTACTTCCAAACCCCATGTATAGATGATACGAACGAAAAACTACAAGGGCAACTTATTTTGAGAAAATTCTATAAAATCCTTAAACTTCTTTATGAACGAACACTTCTCATACTCTTCTAACTCGGTGAAGTGATCTATAGATAGGTCACAAGCCTGTAAGAATTTACCATCCGCCTTATCTAAAAGTGTCTCAACATGGAATGAATTCTCAAGATCTAACTTAGCGAGGTATGAATAAGCCCTGATAAAGATCATATTTTTATTAGCTACTTGCAAGCTTTCTAGATCAACATCCTTATTTATCTCTGAAAAGAATTTAAGTATCTGATCATTCACGATATCTCCTCGGAAGATAATCCGGGTAAACATACCCATGAGAACATAAGGATGCTCTGAGAAGTCTATAATTTCTTTAACCTTCTCCTCTGATTTGTCTTCAGGGTCTTGAAACAATCCAAACACTAATCTAGGATCCATATATATATTATAAATAGGAAAAGGACACCATGAGGCATCCTTTCCAAATATATTTAATTTAATTAAGCTTGAGGTTGTCCCGCTTTAAGAATGATGTTCTTATTGTAGTACGTTAAAGCATTAGCGATCATTTGAGTCAACTTAGGATCACCTAGCTCCTTTGAAGCATTGTAGGTATCAACCAAGCTTGTAAATGCCTTCTTAGATTCTGCTGAACCAGTATCAACATCAGGAATACCGTCCATGTTAACATCTACTTTAGTTTCATCAGAAGTAATACCAACATCCTCTCCACCTTCAGCAGGAACCTCCTCTTCAGTGTCAGCAACGATTACATCCTCAGTATCAGACTCTTCATCTTTTTTAGCTTCAAACATTGTTTCAGCCATGTCTGGATATTCATCATCATAAACATCCATACTATCATCGTAGTTATCATCATTATCAGGAGCAGAATCTGCATCTCCGAATTGATCTTCAGCGTAACTATACAATTCATCCTGTAATGCTTTTATTGTAGCGAGGAATAAAGCCTTGCTTCCAAACATAACATCCGGGAAATCCATCCGTCTAACCATCTCCCTAGCTATTCGATATGCATCCATAGTGTAATCCTCATCCAAACTACCCATCTCAGCATAAGCCATCTCTTCAGGAGTTTCCTCAGAAAGCATCATTTCCTTAATCTTCTTTTTGAAGTCTGATTTTTTCATCTTAGACTCACTACCGTGAGACATAGCCTCCATAGGAGCCTTCTCATCTGAAGTATACAACCCCTCAGTAATAATACCGGCGAGTTTCTGCATTCTTGTAAATTCTTTATTCATTTTAAAAAGCGCTTTTATATAAATAGCGGTGAATTAAAGAAAAACTTAAGGTAGTTCGGTGAGATTCTTAAGGGTTGCTCGATAAATTTCCTTAATACCGTGTACATTACTACTCCCTAATTCAACTTGAATAGACCCTTGGTAAACACTAAAATTACTAATAGGACCGTACGGGGTCATATCACCGAGAAAGAATTTCTTATTATCTGATAATCTTAATACTCCGGCGATGTGTTTGTCGGGCTGAATAGCAATAATTCTCCATGAACTGTTCATAGCAGTTAATATAAGTAAAAATAATTAAGAATGCAAGTTATCCTTGTCCCCTCGAAACCTTAACGTAGTTTTTAGATCCTTTGTTCTTAGACATTTTAGTCTTAGCATGAATACCTTTGCGCTTAACCTGCTTCTTTGCAATCTTTACAGTAACAGAGGTTGATTTTGATTTTCCTTTAGTTGGTGCCATAGTCCCTGATAAATAGACATAAAAAAAGGACCTACCAACTGAATGATAGATCCTTTAGGAATAAGCATCTCACTGCGGTGGACCCTACAGGACTTGAACCTGTGACCTTCTCATTATGAGTGAGCTGCTCTAACCAACTGAGCTAAGGGTCCGGTAAATTAGAAGTCCCAAGACGGGTTTTACATTTTGTTAATAAGCCTGACTAGTTTTGTTTTTAATAAAGTTTAACTGGTCTTTCATTCTAAATTCTAGTTTATCAATTCTAGAATCAATTTTTCTGTGAACATCTTCAAATTCACGGTTAGTAATACTTCTTTGATCATCGACGTGCCGATGAAGGTTTTCAATGCCACGTTCATACTCTCTCTGAAGGCTTTCAATCCATTGTTGATGTTCAATAACTTTTTTGTCTGCCTTGAGAACCACACGTGCTAGTACAAATAGACCAACACTTACAATCCCCAAACCATAAGCTAAAATAATTTCATTCATAATTTGTTTCCTTTCTTGTTAAGTCCAGGAACTTCTAATTTGTACTCGGTAGGGGAATCGAACCCCTCTTACCAGGATGAAAACCTGGTGTCCTAACCGATAGACGAACCGAGCATTTGTTTTGTTACCCCCCAGAGATTCGAACTCCAATTAACTGGACCAAAACCAGTTGTCCTGCCGTTAGACGAGAGGGTAATGTTGCTAGGTCACCACCTCCACCTAGCATGAGGAGATTTAACGTGATTTCTTTCTTGCACGAGAAGAACAGGCCTCCTTTGTTCACGAACCTGAATTGGTATTAAGGTGCGGAAGATGTAGGATTCGAACCTACGGAACCTTTCGGTTCAACAGTTTTCAAGACTGCCGCGATCGACCACTCTGCCAATCTTCCGATTTGTGTAAGGTTCCATTACTTACACGTGCAACATATTTAATGAGGGTGTTTTCGTTCCTGTTGCTTACACCTCACGAACACTGGATTTTGTAGTCAGGACAGGATTCGAACCTGTATACGTGGATATGGTATCTACGGTGGATTACCCGCCTCACCTCACCACTTATCCTTGCGTCTACCATTCCGCCACCTAACTAACTCAACTACTGATTAAGGAAAGTTGACATCCTTCTGTACGTTTAGGCAGCACAGAACCGTAGTCAGGACAGGATTCGAACCTGCTTCTTATTTACTCCAATTCATTACAAAGTGTTTCAATACTTGGTACCATTCCACTACCTAACTATTTTGCAACTTTTAGATTACCCCCAGAGTTGCTAACTGTGCCAACACACGATTTGGAGAGGTTCATACTTTCGCAGAGGACTTACTCTATCTTCGTTCCCTTGTACTTCGGGCTAATATCTTTGTTCCTTATTCTAATACCCTTTTATTTCGGAACTAACCTGCTTATCTTTAAATACGAGTTTTTCAAGGGTACAGGTTATTTTGTTGCGGACGACAGACTCGAACTATCAACCCTGGGTTATGAGCCCAATGTGTTACCATTACACCAATCCGCCATACAATGAAACTATTTCTCCGGGTTTTACTTATGGTTTGTTCCCCATAACCTGTTGCCGTGCACAGCAGAGCAGGGACCTGAACAGAGTCTACCAAGCTGTTTCGAACCTTCCGATTGTGATTGCGACTCACTTGGAAGTCAGTAGTCCTTTCAGAGAAACATTATCTCCTTCTGTTAGTTTCATTTGAGCCACCTGCCGGACTCGAACCAGCGACCATCTGATTACAAATCAGAAGCTCTACCAACTGAGCTAAGGGGGCTTATTGTGCAGATGAAGGGAATCGAACCCCCATGTCATTACAACGCTAGATCCTAAGTCTAGTGCGTCTACCAGTTTCGCCACATCTGCAAATTTTTTCCAATACGTCAAAGAACTACTTTGGTGATCCTGACAGGATTCGAACCTGTGACCTACTGCTTAGAAGGCAGTTGCTCTATCCAGCTGAGCTACAAGATCATAATCAGAGGGTTAGTCTGATTTTACTTCTTCAAGGTTTCGATCTCAGCATGAAGTGAATCAGCATGAGCTTCTGAACTCTCGATAAGTGAATCAACGTTAGTAGTATCTACAGTAGTTGAATCAATAGAAGTGGTTGAGGTTTCATTTGAGCATGCAGCCAAAGTAACCATCGCAGCGATAAAAAATAGTTTTTTCATTTTCTTTTTAGTTTGGTACTACTGGCCGGAATCGAACCGGCACGAACATTGCTGTCCATTGGATTTTAAGTCCAACGCGTCTACCTATTCCGCCACAGTAGCATTTTTAGTTTTGGGGTCGCCAACCACCATATATATAAATATATGAACTTAATCTTCTAAAGGCAAATTATTCTTTTTTTCTTGTCGAATACTTTGAAATACTGCTCCGAAGATGAAACATCCGGTGAAAAGGAGGACGTTTGAAGTACCGGGGAAGCCAGTGGCATCGAAGTAGTAAGACGTAATAAGGACAAGAGTCCCGATGAAGGCCCAGAATGGGCGGCCGGATTTCAATTCACTTTTCATAACCTTTGTTTGTTTTTTTATTATACTTAAATATACGAACTAATTGACGTTAAGGCAAGTCTTTTTTAAACTTTTTTCTGTCGTAGACCTTCTTTGACGGCTTCACCTTTTGGATCATCATCCTGCGGACGATTTGAGCAACGTGACGCCGTTCGAGACCGTTTATCTTATTTTCCTTTTCCATGATCTTAATAAATAACCGTCTCACCGGCAAAAAAATCTTTCCCGAAATATTCAACTGCCTTGACGGCAGTCTCAAAGTCTACCTCAAAGAACTCCCGGGCATGACCTTGATCGGAGTCCCTACGGAACTCTTGAAAGTGTCTATGAACAAGGTTTTCAACCTTATAGTCATCAGTGACCGGTAGAGCATACCGTAGGACCCATTCAGAGACCGTCCCGGCCGAATTGATACCGTTGATCCTTGATTCAGGGTTGATAGCCTTTCCTATCTTACAGAGATTAGGATATGCATCATTGGTTAGAATGTATACGAACTTACCTGAACTCCTGGCACGGTCTAGGTCTTGTAACTTAAGCTTATCCTTAGCATACAAGAGTATCCAAGTGATAGCGCCGCTCCCGTCATTAGAAGGTATCTCGACTTCAGATGCATATTCACACCCTATGAAATCCAAGATACTCTCAGAAGGAATACGCGGATACTTTTGAAGTAAATTCTGAAAGTTAGTATAGTATTCAGGTAGTTTACCGGGTACGTTAGGTACCGTAGTTGGGTTCAACATACAGTATATATTGACAAACCCTTGAGATTCAAGTAATGCTAGTTCAAATAGTGATATACGTTTACGTCTCATAACCTTTATTGTACTTAAAGATACGAAGATATATTTATATATCCAACTATATAGTAAAAATTTTCCCGGAAAAATTCCCGGGGGTCTATTAATCTAGATATTTTTCGTCAATTTGGAAATTGACTACCCCTTCGTTAGACATTTGACTAGGAGTTAACCATAAGAACTCTTTGGTCTTGTTAGGTCCCATGATAGGCCAATTGACGATATACATCTCCTTACCCATTACCGGGAAGGTCTTCTGACCTTCTGTACCCTTTATTAGGACACGTCTGGTTTGAGTGTCTAAAGATCTTAACTCATCCTGTAACTTAGTTAACTGTCTGGAACGTGCATTTCTACCGGCATCTTTTAATTGTCCGATGGCTTCAATCACATCTCTAGATACTAACATAGTATAATCCTTATCCTTTGTTTGAAGACGGAAATGTTCGGGAAATTTTTCCTTTAGTTCATAGTATGGAAAGGCGAGCGGTTTCGGTCCTCTTTTCTCACCTGTACCTGTAACCGACTTAGGATTATACTCAAATCCCATTTGAATCTCGGATAGTTTCTTTGTAAGAACTTCTTTAACTATCTCTTCGATTCCTTTAGGGCCTGCGAAGGTATCCGTGGTTTGATGCGGATCTTCTTCTTCGAATTCATCTTCATACATAATCCGGATATCAAGTGCTTCCATATAATCACTGAAAGAACCTCCCTTATATGTAAAGTCACCTATTAAGAAATCGGTGAGATCCATATCCTGCATACCGGTAACTGAATCGATAGTGTCAACCAGCTGATCCCATTCCGGAGAACCAACCTTAATATACTCATGAGAGAAAGTATCTAATGCAGCCTCTAATCTAGGATCTAAGTTTAGTCTATAAGCTTCGTGTAATTTACCGGATCTTACGTAGGATGTGAAGTCGAAAGTATCTTTCATAGTCTTATATAAATATACCCCAAGTCTCTTACTTTGTTACTATATATAAATATATATCCTTATAAGTGTAATTTTGCTCGGAAAAATGCATGCGAGTATAGCATGGTAGACCGTAGGATACTACTATAGTGATATTAAGTACGTTTGTATTGAGTAACATATACTAACATAGTACGTACGTAGTATGTCACGTGAGTGAACCGTAGCAGTAGTCTCGTCGACCGTAGACCGGGTTCAGTGAACCGTAGACACAGAAAGAGCCGACCGTAGCCGACTCCTCCTATATGAAAAAAGAAAAAAGGTCTTAGATGTTATAGATGGCAATGATGATTGCTGCACCTATTGATGAGGCACTTAAGAGGTATAGACCTCCAATGATTGATTCTTTTATAATGTTTCTTATCATATCCTTTATTGTAATCTTAATATACGAACTAAAAGGGGGAGATCCAACTCCCCCCTGAACTTTCTTTACTTATTTTCTGATAATAACTTCACTCATATTGCGTATGAATCTAAATTTGTGCATTATAAAATCTGGAGTTCTAATCTGAAATATGATCTCTTCAGATTCTAAAAAGTTTGCAACTACTTCTACTAATGCATTCGGTACTACAATCTTGATTGATGTAGGATTATTGTAATAGATGTAATTACCTTTTAAGTTAGACTTAAGAAAGGTTTTGATTGTTGGGAGGGTTGAGTTTTGAATAGCGATTGTTTCTTTTTCCATACCTAAATATACGAACTAATCTCTGAAATACCAACCCTTCCGCTTAATTAGTCTAAATAATCTCCTTCAAAATTTAGAGACTTACTATAAAAGCCCCATCCATCTTCATACACATCCACTCTAATGCCTCGTTCCTCTACTTCAAATCCTGTAATGAATCCCTCTTCAAAATCACCTCCTACTTCTAAAATCAAATCTTCTCTAAATTTGATTGCACTAATGACTTCTTTCTTTATAATTTCCATACCTTAATATATGAATAAAGAGGGAGGGAACCAACCCTCCCCTTACCTTTTTTTAAAGAGCATTTAGCTCTTCTGCAGCCATTTCATCCGCATAAGCAATTGCTTCCTCCCCATCAATTAGCTCTTCCCCAAATTGCAAAATAGGTTGAAGGTTAAACCGTTTGCAATCTTCTAATAAGCTTAATACCGCCATCCAATCGTAATCGGTTAAATCCGCTTCAACATAAAAAATCCGATTAGCTGCATCATCAACCGAAATGCTAAATTTCATTTTTTCATAATTAGAAAGGTTGATGTGG